CCTCATTCGCTCCTCCGAGTGGTTCGTTCACGCCTTACGAGGATCTGACCGAAGCGCAAGTCTTGGGCTGGTGCTTCGCGAATGGCGTCGATAAGACGGCGATTGAGGCGAACGTCTCGTTGCAAATCGAGAACCAGATCAACCCGCCGATCATCGCTCCGCCGCTGCCGTGGTTGCCGCCGGTGATGATCGTCCCGCCGATGTTGCCGCAGGTGGAGCCGGTTTTGGTTGCGGAGGAGGCTGCTGTCGTTGAAGCTCCGGTCGCCTAATATGGAAATTACGCTCAAGCTCAACGAACAAGAAGCCAACAACATCATTCAGCTTTTGGACATTGCTGTGAAAGCTGGCGGTCTCGCCAATGCTGCCGTCGCTTTGCCAATTGTTGAAAAGATCAAGCAAGCTGCTCAACCTAAATCCGAGTAATGCAAACCGATACCAACAGCAACAGTGGGGTTGGAATCTCTCTGGCTACCGCTGCCGCTGCTGGTGCGGTTTCTTTACTTCCGCAGCTAACACAGTGGTTCCAGCTTGGAGCCGCTGTGTTGGCTTTCATTGCTGCTGCTATCGGACTCTACAAAGCCATCAAGAAATGAAGAATACCAAGACTACGATCGCCGGTATCGGTGCCATTCTCGTCGCCGTTGGCGGTGCGCTGAAGGCTCTCTTTGACGGCGATGCGACCACTAATCTCGACGTTGCTGCGACGATTGCCGCAATTACCGCTGGGATCGGTTTGATCGCCGCAAAGGATGCGGACAAAAAGAAGCCCGAGTGAACGTCATCGAGCAGATCATCACCGCTTTGCTAAAGTGGCTGACTGGTCTGGCTAAAACACCACCAACCGCCGAAGATGCAAAACCAGACAAAGAGCTTAAGCAAAAGCTTCTGGATCGCATTGATCGCGCTGGTAAGTAGCTGCGGCTGTGGGACTCGCGTTGTCTACGTCCCCCATGGTGAGCCGGTGAGGCTCGCTGAGGACGTTAAGGCTAAGGTTTGGGTCAAAGGTGCTGACGGTGTTTCTGTGCGCTCTACGGGTCGCATAACGCTGTCAGAAGGTTGGTACGCATTGCCGAAGGAATAGTATGTCGCAACAAGTCATCAACGTTGGGTCAACCGCAAACGACAACAACGGAGATACGCTCCGTGGGTCGTGGATCAAAGCCAATTCGAACTTTGATGAGATCTATGCCGCGCTGCCGCTAGCCGCTCCATCAACGTGGGTTCCTACGCTGATTGATTCCGGTGGTGGTAGAACGTTTAACTTCACCGTCAACACGGCTCGACGAACGGCTGTCGGTTTTGTTGAGACATTTACTGTTGATCTGACCATCAACTCAGTGAGTGGTTCTGCGACCGGAAACCTGCGGTTGGGTCTTCCTGATGCTGCGACCTACGACGCTGCTGTGTCCATCTGGTTGGACAATGCGACGACTCAAGCCAAGACTTCTGTGATTGGTAAGGTTGTCGGTGGTACTTCCTACTGTGAGTTGAGCCATTACGAGACTGGTGACATCACAAGTCTTGCAAGCCAACTCCAAGCCACTTCCCGAATCTTGGTCTCCGGTGTCTACTTTAAAGCGTGAACCTGATTGCAACCAGTCTCCAGTTGGGGATGACGGTCCTTCAAGGAGCGATGGGAAATCCATCGTTTCTCTGGCAGGGAGTGCTGGTGCGTTGCCTTCCTGCTGCGATTACTGATGCAAACTCGGTCATTGCCGGTGGTTTCCAAGATAACGTTCAAGCGCGGATCTTGGTTAAGTTCAGCGACTGGCGGTTGGCTGACTCGACTCTTGTAACCGTTGACGCTTCGGTCTGGTCTTGTGACGTTGGTTTCACCGCTGACCGTCTCTTGCAAGAGTCTGGAAGCTTGCTGCTGCAAGAAAACACTGACCGCTTGCTTCTTACTTTCGGGAAAATGATTCCGGTTGTGGGTCGTCTTGTGACCTACGATGGAAGACAAATGCGGATCATGTCGGCTAAGAGAGACGGCTCCGGTGCTTACTACGCTCTTGAGCTTGGAGCTAAAACCAAATGACTCCACTTATTGTTGTTGATGTCAGCCGGTTTTCTGAAGCTTGGAAGCAATATCTTCGGCTTACCAGCCGCGCATTGCCAGAAGTCATCAATGCTCGCACGTTCTACATGATGTTGCGGATGTATTGCTTGCTTCCGCCAAAGTCCCCCCAATCAGCAAGAAACAAAGTATTGGATTATTTGGACAGGTATGTTCTAAAGCTCCGCAAAAAAAGCAGAAAAAGCGGCAAATATCTTGGAAGAAACAGAGCTTTGCGAGTGGTACACTTGATTGCTCAAGCAAGAAACGCAAAAGAAGGAAAAGAGGGATTGTATGGTCCTACGATGCGTAAAGCTGCTGGCAAGCTTCGTCGTCGCGCTGCTGGTTCAGTTGGTTACCTCAAATCTGCGGTGACAAAAGCGATCAAGAAACTGTCTCCGTCGTTTCAGCAATTTGGTGGAACAAGACGATTTGCAAAAGGTTCTGCTGGTGTTCGTGCTGTGGCTGGAAATCAAGCTTTGATTAATCTGGCAAATGAGTATGGATTGCCGCAGGAAAACGTTTCAATGCATCGCGGGTCTTCCGCTTATGCTTATTGGGCAAAAGCTGGATTCAATCCATACACTCATGTTAGATTGAATATTGGCGTTGCAGATAACCAGACTGGCCGTGTAAACGCGATCTACGCGAAAGCAATGCAACAAGCCTATAACGACGAAGCCCGTGAGCTTGAAGACCATATCCGCGCAAAGCTTCAAGAAGCCGCTGTGCCTCTTGAGAAATATGGAGTTACTGTTCAATGAATGGCGTTGCTCTCAGAACTGAACGCGCTTTAGTCGATTGGCTATCTGCTCAAGACTGGTCTGCGTCTCCGCTTGGAACCCCAACCTGTTTGACGAGCTACGGTCATGGAGCGTTTGCAGATCCAGACTTGGAAGACCAAATGCCGGACTTCCCGCGCATCGTTGTGCGCTCATCGACTGCGGTTCCGGTTCATCCTATTGACCGGACTTGTGAAGTGGATGTAACCGCTACGCTTCAGCTTTCCGCTGACGATACTCCCGAGTACAACGTTCTTGCGACCGTTGCAGCGTTTGAAGACATCCTGCAACCGCTATTCGTTGACGACAACATTTCAGAATTGAACGTTGGAGATTCCGATCCGTCTGGCGGATTTACCGCATTCTTTGCTACCCCAACAGACTTTGGAGTGAATGACACTAGCGAAAGAGCTAGAACTTTCTCGCGTTCAATGCGAATCTTTGCAGCAGCAAACTCATAACACAACAACAACATGGCACTTTCAAAAGGTCTAGCACTAGTCTACGGAGCAAAGGGAACGATTCAGCTTTATACGGTTGGAGTCTCAAATGCTCTTACTGCGCTAACGAGCGGAACAATTACTACAATTGAGAGCTACGACGCGACCCACGAAGCAGACGTTGAGCAGATCAAGAACTCTGCCGGTGAGGTTGTCGCTCAAGTCTCGGCTAACGAGCGGATTTCGCTGAATGTTACTTTCATTCCAAGTGCTGCTGATTTCACTCAAGCCAAGCTTGCTGCCGGTCTTCCCAAAGTGAATGGTTATGCAGCTATTGCTGGAAGCGATGGCGTGGCCGTTGGTGGTGTTTCCATTGATGGTGATTACGTTTATTCCGGTGGTGGAAGCGTCAAATTCACAAGCAGCGGAAAAGCTATGGTTACCATCACTGTGACCAAGTATCCGTCTCTTGCTGGTACTGCCGCTGTCTTCACGTTGTAATTGTGGCAGATCTTGCAAAGATACTCGCAGAGACCGGACCTCAAGCACCAATTGTGCTTGGGGTTCGACTCGTTCCATACACAGTGGGCCATGCAATAGTGCTGCAACGGTTGGGTTCCCCATTTGTCATGGGTGGCGAGATTCAACCAGAAAACTTGGTGGAGGCTGTGACCGTTTGCTCACAGTCTCCACTTGAGTCCATTCGATCCATCAAGTCTCGTTGGAGCGGGTTGATGCTGTGGCTGTGGGGTAAGCGCATTGAGCGGATGAATGTTCTTGCCGAATGCGACAAGTTTCAGCTTTGGCTTAAAGAACAGTCAACCGCTCCCGAAGTGCTGATGGAAAGCGGTAGCAAGTCAAAGCGTCCGGCAATGCCATGGCCCGAACGGGTTCTTGTTGGATGTCTCAATATTGGGATTGCTCCTGACGATGCGATCCAGATGCCTCTTGGTGATGCAGAAAGGCTCATTCTAGCGCACGCAGAGATGATGGGTCACGTTCAGTTGTGGGACGATCAAAGCGAAGCAATCTGGCAGAGCCAACAATCCAATTGATATGGGAATACTTTCGATGCTGTTCAAGATTGGCGTTGATGCCACCAAGTTTGAGATGGATCTCAAACGGGTTCAAAGTCTTGGCGAGAAGTTTGGTAATAGCTTCAAATCAGCGGTTACGAGCAAACTTGGGCAAGCATTGACAGTTGGAGCCGTTGTCGGTTTTGCCAAAAGCGTAATGGATGCGGCTGATAGGATCAAAGACTTGTCAGATCAGTTAAACATTACGACAAACGATGTCCAGCGATTGCAGATTTTGTCTGGCGAAACAGGGATCAAGTTTGAGCAGTTTGCGTCCATTCTTGAGAAGACGGCAGAGGCAAGAATTAAAGCAACAAGCGGAGATGAAGCTCAGATTCAAAGCATGAAAGCTCTTGGTGTTTCGATGTCTGATCTTACAAATGATCAGATTTCAAACATTCAATTGAGCATCAAGCTTGCAAGTGCCTACAAAGACTCTGGTCAGTCTGCTCAAGCAACAACAGCAATAACTGATTTATACGGAACAAAACTAAGGGCTGCTGCTGCTGCGTTGGCTGATTATGAAAGCACAGCAAACAGAGACTTTATCTCTGAAAAGACGATAGCAGACCTCTCAAAGAGCAATGACTTGTTAGATGAGCAGTATCGCAGATTGAAAGCAATAAGCTCACCCACAATTGCTGCTGGATTGAAGGTAACCGCTGACGCTTTGGAAAACCTGTTGTCTGGAGTAAATTCCAATGCGTTGGATCAATACGCAGCAGTTGCGTCTGGACAGGTGAATCCAACAAAAGGAACGTTTATGCAATCGGCATTAGCGTTTAGCAAAAGCTCTTTAGCATCAAAGTTTGCAAACACGCTTAACGATACAACAAACAATCCGCCTCCGATTTCAGAGCCTAAATTTGAGCGTGTTAAGGGGGACAAATTCTCTTTTGGCGGACCTCAAGACTCTCTTTCTCGCATTGGTGGATTCACTGGCTTTCAATCGTCTCAAGACACTGCAATCAGAAATGCAATTGAGCAGACGCTTCAGTTGAAGCTAATCGTTAAGAACACGGACAAGACTGCCAACAACACGCGAGACTGATATGGCAACGATCAAAACGAGCGACATAGATCTTTCTGCGGTATCATCTGGATACATTGAGATATCCCGCGAGTACAACAACGGAGATGGCACTGGTCGTTTCATTACCTACAAGTATCGCGGGAGCAAAGACGCTTTGCGGCTTGCGTCTGTTAATTGGGTTGCTGCTGGTGGCAAATATCAAATCACTGAAGACGGTCCTTATTCGACTGCAACTGTAACGTTTTCAGGGGTTAACTTTAACCCTAACAGCCCAACCGCTCAGGGTCCATTAGACGAAGACGATCCGGCTCAGCGGTATGAGTTCCGCACAGAATACGTTGATGCATCGTTGTTTGAGCTTCCCGCCGTCCGCGCTGAAGCCAAAAAGAATCTTGATACTGAGTTGTACTTTGCAGCAGTGAAGCAAGCTGGAGACGATCCAAAGAACAACAAGTTGCCGCTGCTTGAAACTCAATTCCCGCTGGCTCACAAGTTGGTCAGGAGATTGGCTAGAGGTCAAAGCAGCTTCCAGACTTCCAGAGTGTCCCTAACTCGGATCTCTACTTACTCGGCTCGCAACGGTCTTCCTGCCACTCCTCCGATCATCTCGGCAATCTACGATTCAATCACGCTCGCAAACCGGAATGGCTTTCCGCAAGTTGTGCGTAACGTGATGCCGCAAGCACCGCTGGACCCGTTGCTGACTCCAGATGAAACCGCTTGGGCTTGGTTGAAAACCAACGATTCAACCAGCTTGATGATTAAGACCAACCAAGTCGAAAGAAACGAGACTTGGACCTTTGCAGCGTGGGATCTTTTCGCGTATCCATACAACCCAGCATTCTAACACTTACACACTATGGCAGACGAAATTCAGATGACGGCTCGCTTGTACGCTTCCAAAAACGGTGCGTATCTTCCGAGTGTTACCTACACCAAGAGCGCAACGATGGTTGGAGTCGATATGGGTTCTCAGACCCAATTGATCGGAACCAGTTCGTCTGAGACGCTTGATGTTCCTGTCGATGTATCGACTCCTTACAAGCTGTTGATCTCCAATCTGGATACCACAAACTACGTTGAACTTTCGTTTACGAGCGGTTTTGCTGCTGGTGCTGGAACAATGCGGCTCCCTGCTGGTGAGACGATGTTGATTCCGTACATCAACACAAATCTCTACCTGATTGCTAACACCTCCTCTGTTACAATTCAAGCGACCTTCTGCGAGATCTAACCGTTTGACCTATGGCAAACGAAATTGAAATGTCAGCGCGGTTGTATGCGGCCAAGAATGGCGCATCAATCAATTCCCAAACGTTTACCGCTACGGCAAACATGACCGGAACCGACATGGGTCAAAACACCCAAGACATCGGTTCTGGTTCTGACGAATTGCTTGAGATTGCTGCGGATCTTTCGCTTCCGTACAAAGTGTTGATCAAGAACATGGACCTTCAAAATGCGGTCTATGTTGGTGTTTCGATTCCATACCAGTTCCAGATTCCTGCTGGTGAGTTCATGTTGATTCCGCGAGTGGATGCTAATCTGTATCTGCGAGCAGTTATCAGCGGATCTGTGGTTAAGGTGTTCGCTCAATACTGTGAGATCTAATGGCTGTAACGCTTCCATCTAAGGTTGCAGAGCGTGGTATGAAAGCCGATCACGCTCGCGCTATCAATCAACTGATTGACGCAGTTCGCAAGATCCAGTTGGTTGCTGGACCGGATCAAGCGATTGAGCAGACTCCGAACGGGACAACCATCAAGATCAAACAACCGCCAGCCACAATCGTTGGTGGTACTCCTGACGACTTCTTTTATTGATGTATGCCCGTCGCTACAGACAAGCGTCAGCGGATGTTCAATGCGCGGAACTTGAACGATCTGTACGCACGGTTCGACAATAAGTGTGCAAGAGCGTTAGACGGCAAGACCCCGTTTGTTGTTGGTCTCAGTTCCAAGATACCTTTTGGCGTTCAATACGACTATTGTATTGATCCAGCCACAAGCTTCTATGTCACTGGAAGCACTCCAACACAAACGCAGATTGCGATTGAGCTTTCAAAGCTTGAGAGCAAGTACTTAGACGTTAGCGGGGGTCAGGTTTACGTTGATCACTACGTCACTTCTTTCAACTCTTCATATTGCAACGTTGGCTCAATTCAAAAGTCTTTTGAGCTACACAAGCGCAATGTTGATGGTATTGATTACGATGTCCATTTAGGTTGGGACGATTGGGATTCTGGTTTTGATTCTTACGTTAGATCTTACTTTTCTTCAGTTGGATCTGCGCCTTCACTGCCTCCCGGCAGAATTCACAACCACAAAACCGCAGTTGCCGAGATACGGATTGAAGGTCTTTTGACTTTCAAAATTCTTAACAGTTACAAGCGGTTTGATTGCTGGAGGGTTCACAATTGCGGAAGCAAAGACATGAGGGTCTTGCTCCAATTGCCAGACGGTTCAGCGGAGACCAAGACAGTTCCTGCAATGGGCTGTAGATCGTTCAGGAGACGCGCTGACGGGACTTGGGCGACAACGTGGAGGGATGGCACTGCTTGCACCTATTTCTTCCCATACTTTACCGGAGACGTTCCATACTTTGCTGGTGGTCCACCAATGTATGGACAACCGGACTCTCTGGCGGTTTGCATGGAGAGGTCAGCCAAAGCCAACAACATTGCAAACCCGTTTTTGTTGCTGCAATGGATGCGAGCAATGGGCGCATGGGTTGACGCTCGTTTTGCTTATGACATCCGCGCACTGTATCCAGAATACTCAGACCCAACGGATGCAAACACTGCCATTGGTGATGCAATCTTCACTTGGGGACGCGCTAGAGTTCAGATTTACAGCAGCCTTTCCGGTGTCGTCTTTGAGGATTACATCACTGTATTCACCGGAGTTACCGACTTCATGCCGAAGCTCCAACGCATAGGCATCAACGCTGAGGTTTCTGGTGATGTCTTGGTGATGAGTAGCAAGAGACCGAATGCGATTGTCAGAATCTATCCGATTGACTGCAACGTATTCTTTGGCTCAACCGATCCATACTGGCAGATCAATCCTACTACAACTTACATCTCAATCGCGTATCCATCCTACTACTACACACAAAACGTAGCAACACCCAACACGGCAACTCAATGGCAATCCGGTAACGTCCCAACATGGATGGAAACAATGCGGACGCTTCGTAGACGAGTTGCTGTGGAAGAGGGTTTCCTTAACAGCTTTGACGATGAAGTGGATATCTCTGAAGAGAAAGTTGGGATCGTCAGATTAAGCTCAATTGGATTAACAGTAACATCATCAACCGCAGTTGGCATTGAGGCATTTGACGCCAACGCTTTAAGCGAGATTCCCAACTACGAACGCAGCGCAAACGTAATAGAATTGCGAACTGAGTTAAGGCCAAAAGGATTCTCACCGGCAATTGGTTATTCTAACAACAAATACATATCGGCAACTAAAACATACATTATAGCACAGCCGAGCAATTATGGCGGAATGTATGGATATGTGTTTCCACAGATAAGCACTTCAATCGGTGGTGGAGCATCGTATCCTGCTGTCAATTGTGCTTACATTGCTTCTGGTGGTCCGTGGGCCTTTTCAAGCAGCGTTTACGACTACAATCTTGAGCGGGTTTTTACAACAGATCCGCTGACTCCAGCTACAACCAATGTTTTTGGTTCTGATTTCTGGATCAACAAATGGGGAGGAAAAGGTGGCGTTGATGCGTCTGTCAGAGTTCTGGGGAGACCCAACAAGACGATTCAAGATAACGGTGTAGCTGACGATGTATTCAAAGACCAAAACAATGCCGCAATGGCTTGTTTGGCTCCGTGGTATACTCAAGTTTCTGTAACCACTACAGAGCAAGCTTACATCGCGGACATCAGATGGGCTTCATCCACTTATTTTGATCTCCCGTATTCTAGCACTGCAAACGCTCTGAATTACGATGGAATTGGACCGTTATACCACAAGATTCCAAAGTCAGCGTTTCTGTGGAATCTGTTGGAGGCTCACGTTTCTGGATGGAATCGGTCTGTTCCGTTAGCTCACGGTGAAGTCTGGTGTCCAATTTACAGCTTTGATGCTGGCGGTGTATTGGTTCCCGATACGCTTGGGGATTTGATTCCTAAGGATACAACGGTCACTTGCTTGGACACAATGTGGGGACCGTCTTTCTTTATTACACAAAGCCAATACGACTCTTTGATTGCTAATGGAATACAAGCGAAAGAGCTGTATGACGTTAGCTTGTCTCAATACTATTGGATAGTTACACAAATGGATCTGGCAACTTACAGCAGATCAAAGGGGTTCACCTCTTTCAATTTCGACTGCTCAAATCAGGTCATTGATGCGTCTGGGGGCATCTTGACTCCTGCAACCGCTTGGGAGCCAATGCGGTCGTATGGCTTCGGTGAGACGACCCAATCTGCCAATTTTGAGGACGTTACCGGAGACCCATTCTATCGGTTCATTCGGTACGTTGATCTTGATGTCGCTTGACAGAAACCCACCGTTGGGTTATTGGTCTCCCCGACGATGAAATGTCCGCACTGCAACCGCATATTTGCCGCAAGCCTACGCGATCTCGCGAAGGAGTTGGGTGGGGTCAAATCATCTGCAAAGGCCGAAGCTTCGCGCACCAATGGAAAGCGCGGAGGTAGGCCAAAGAAGACCAATGAGCAAAGAACTAATACCTCAGACGAAACAGTCCGCGCTCGCGATAATGGCGAGCAAATTCAGCGTTGAACCGGCTCGTTTGCTGGAGACGCTGAAGGCTACGTTGATGCCCAAAGCAACGAACGAAGAGCTTTTGAGCTTCGTCGTTACAGCTAACCAGTACGGACTCAATCCGTTCACGCGAGAGATCTACGCTTTCCCTGCTCGCAACGGAGGCATCCAGCCCGTTGTCAGCGTTGATGGGTGGATACGCATGATGAACAATCACGCGAGCTTCGACGGCATCCAGTTCACGACCGAAGACAAAGACGGAAAGCCGTTCAGCGTAACCGCTACGATTCACTTGAAAGACCGGACCCATCCGGTGGAAGTGACTGAGTACTTCAGCGAGTGCAGTCGAAACACCGAACCGTGGAAGGTCAACCCTCGCCGGATGTTGCGACACAAAGCGTTGATCCAATGCGCTCGGGTAGCGTTTGGGTTCAGCGGCATCACTGACGAAGAGGAGGCAATCCCGCAAGCTTCGGTCAACGTGACTCCTTCGCGTCCAATTTTCCGCAGCAAGCTGGAGCCGAAGGTTGAACCCGAGTCTGAACCGGCTCCGTCAGTGGTTGTCCAGCCCACCGAGCTAACTCTTAACGAAGGGAAATCCAATGAGTGACGAACGCAGTGGATTGCCGTCAGCGTCCGCAGCGAGCCGCTACGCTGCTTGTCTCGGAAGTTGGGATCTGGAGCGTCAAGTTGCGGAGGTTGAATCAACCGGAGATGCTGCGATTGGGAACCGCATCCACGCTGCACTTGCGCTGGAGCCGGTAACCAACCTCACCACCGATGAGACTTGGATCATTGACCGTTGCAGGGAGCAGGAACTTGAATTGGTCAAACAGACCTTTGGTGAGCTTGAGACCAACTGCTTCCGAGAGAAACGGCTTTGGTCGCTGACTCAAGATGGAGAGCGACTCTGGAGCGGAAAACCTGATGTCATCTACACCGCCAACGATGAAGGAATGCTCTACGGGTTGATCATCGACTACAAGAGCGGTCGTGGAGCCGTAGAGAGCGCAGCGGAGAACCTCCAGTTGCGCTGTCTGGTTGCGCTGCTGGATGAGTCTTGGGGATTCACGCTTGATCGGGTTACGGTTGCAATCATCCAGCCTTTAGCGGGACCTCCGAGTGTGTCGGTCTACGAGTCGTCAGACATTCATTCAGCCATCATGGAAGCAAATGGACTGATGAAAGAGATTCAGAAAGTTGGTCAACCGCGCACTCCGTCAGAGTCCGCTTGCAAGTACTGCAAAGGAAAACCCTATTGCTCCGAAGCGCGGGAGTTGGCCGTTGCTCCTCCGCTGACCAATGCACCGGAAGGCATAACTCCAGACGCTATTGCTGCGACGTTGACCAACCAGACGCTTGCAGCATTTCTTGATCGTGCAGCACAAGCGGAGGCTGTCATCGAAGCTTGTCGCGCAGAAGCTCGACGGAGATTGAGCGAAGGGGACGCAATCGAAGGTTGGACGCTCAAAGAAGGATCGGTGCGCGAGTCTATTACGGATTCCGAAAAGGTTGCGTCTCGGTTCTTGGAACTCGGGACTTACGAACAGTTGAGTCCCGCAATCACGCTGAACAAAACGAAGCTCAAAGATGCTCTGAAGGTTGCGACTGGAACCAAAGGTCGCGACTTGGAATCAAAGCTGGATCAACTGCTTGCTGGCTGCACTGAAAGCAAGACCTCACAACCCACACTTACGAAGATCAAATGAATCAAACTCACCCAATGGAATTGGTCCGCGAGTTCATGCGGACGTATCAGCAATGCATCCCAGAGCGTCCGTTTATGCCCGATCCGGTGACGCAAAATTTGCGGTATCGACTGATTGACGAAGAGGCCCAAGAACTCGCTGAAGCAACCGACAAGACCGAGTATCTCGACGCAATCGGAGATCTCTTGTATGTCGTCTACGGAGCCGCGCTTGCTGCTGGATTCTCCCCGCATCAAGTGGACGCCGCTTTCACCGAGATTCACCGCTCCAATATGTCAAAGGTCTGGACTGACGATGAGATTCATTCCATCCCCGCTGACTGCCGTTCGCACCGAGTTGGGGACAACCGACACATTGTGCGTAGGAATGACGGCAAGATTGTGAAGAGTCCGTCTTACTCACCGGCTCGACTGGAGGGCTATACCCGATGAGACATCTATGGTCCCGAGGATTCGGACGACTCCACTCAGACGCTGAGGTCATTACCACCGACGACGGCAAGAGGTTCCTGCTCGCTATCGTTGAGTTTGAGAAACGAACTCTTGCGAACGGAAAACCGTACGCACAGCGGGTCACGTTCAGATCGTTTGATCCTGAAGACATGGATTGCGTGAGGATGCTCACTGAGGGGGCGCATATCATGTTTGACGGTGATTGCGATGCGCTCGCTGAAAAGAGCGCGACGGGCTGGTGGTACGCAAATCCGCGCATCACCGGACGAATCCATGAGATCATCCCGCCCCACGATGAATCTTGATTTCCATGTCAGCGGAATCCCAAAGGCTCAACCGCGAGTCAAAGCGTTTGTGCGCGGTGGTCATGCGGGAGTCTACACTCCAGATTCAGCAGAGTCTTGGAAGCAAGCGGTGCGTCAGGAATCCATCGCAAACGCTCCAGAATCGCTTATAACGGGTCCGATTAGGTTGCAGCTAGACTTCTTCCTTCCGAGACCCAAAGCGCATCTGGATCGTCATGGAGTCCCGAAGGCACAAAGTCCAGTCTGGCATTGCAAAAAGCCGGATCTAGACAACCTCATCAAAGCGGTTACCGATGCGATAACCGACACTCAACGAGTCTGGCTTGATGACAGCCAGATTTACCAGATTACAGCGGTGAAAACCTACGCTCTCCAGCAGTCTGGGTGCAGCGTGAGGATCAACGCTGAGTAAGCTTCAGAAAATGCGGCATGGTGCGTAGGGAGATCCTGCGACGGGTTAGGTTTCATCCCATAGAAACACCGCATTTTCCTAAGGTTTTCGCTGGTTTTTGACCCTCTTGAAGAAAGTTGAAAAAAAATGCAATCTCCTGTTGACGGTAACCTAACGATGGGTTTAGGGTATCTCCATCGACGGCAATCAAGCCGAAGAAAAACGGAAAGAATATGACGAACGAAAACATCATCTCCGCTGCTCCTGAACTGCTCTCGGCTCTCAAGTCTTTGACTTTGGAAATCGAGAGCATCCTGTCGCACGAAGCCGGAAAGACTCGCGACCAGTTGATGGAACGTCTGCACATGGATTACGACGGAAAGCTCCGCGCTGCACGGTTCGCGATCTCGAAAGCCAACGGCAGAACAAACTAAGAATCTCAAGAGGGGCGCGACTCTCCAACGCGCAACAAACCATAACTCATACCATTAAATACCATGACTTTTCCAAAGCTCATCAAGACCGTTGAGACCGCGCATCCAGCACGATTCTTGTCTGGATTGCGAATCTACAAGACCCAATTTATTGACGTTGGAGACCGCATCGTTGCTGTTGAGTTTTTGCACTTGAACTCGGGACAACTTCACAAAGTTAGGCAACGCGAACTTCGCGAGGAAGACCGCGAGCTTCTAGCCAACTGAATTACCACCGTGGGGAGCGCATACGGCCAACGCTCAAAACCATCAACACCCATCAAATACCATGAAGTACCATTGCAGAAATAAGGACAACAAAGTCCTAAGCATTCACCGATCAATTGAGGAGGCATTACGAGCAAGAGAAGTCTGGAACCATACAATCGAACTGATTGGAATCACCGACGAGACCGGACGGCTTTTAGAAGCCACCGAGATCATCCAATCCAAAGCTGCCGTTTGGCTGAAAGGTCTCCGATGAATCTTGGACCTTTGATTGCGGCTCTAATCACCGTGGAGTCCAACGGACGGGACAATGCGATTGGCGACGGTGGAGCCGCTATCGGTGCGCTCCAGATCCACAAAGCGGTTGTGGTGGACGTTAACCGAATCGCTGGAACCCACTACACCCACCAGCAGATGACCAACCGGATCGCGGCTCGTAAGGTCTGCGAGATCTACCTCAACCGATACGCTGCCGGTAAGACCAACGAAGAAGCCGCTCGTATTTGGAACGGTGGACCAACTGGTCACAAGAAGACGGCAACTGTCAGCTATTGGAACAAAGTCAAAAAGCACCTATGAACAAGTCAGTCATTGTCTCAGAAGAAACTCACAAACTGCTCAAAGAATACTGCCAAATCGAAGGTATCAAAACCCAACATCTAGCGGATCGAATTATCCGCGAGTGGTTGGAGAAGAAGAAGGAATCGAAATGACCACACTGCACGAAACTGAGGAAACATATCGTATCACCCTTAGAGGGTTTCTGTCCCTCTATCTACCAAAAGCAAAAATGATGGAGGTCTACAACGCCATCGAGCTGTCATGCCGCAGGAACAATTGGGGAATAGCAATCAACGAAGAGAACACATTGGACTTTGTGGAAATGCAACGAGTGGAGGAATCGAAATGAGCGACACCCCAATATCAGACTCGACTCCTCACAACGTGGCAGAACTCGGTATGCTGTGCAGGAGGTTGGAACGCGGACTCAACGAAGCCAACGCAATCATCCGGCAGCAGCAATTGTTGGATGAGGAGAACCTGCGGTTAAAAGACCGCATCAAGCGGCTGGAGGAGGCGTTGAAAGAAACAGTTAGCTGGATAGTGGATCTAGCTAACAGCGGAGACGCTGGATTCTTGGATGCTGACATTATGCCTGAAGTAATTCAAGCGAGAGCAGCACTTCAAGCCAAGGAGGCCAAGCCGTGAACCATCTTGTTAACGCCAACAAAAAGGTCAGCAAAACACCGCGCACAGACCGACAGCCGGTTGTCACCGTGGCGTTCCAGCACTTCGTGAAGGCTGGCTTCGCCCGTCAGTTGGAGCGGCAACTGGCTGGAGCGAACAAGCGAATCAAAGAACTCGAAGCCAAAGCGGATGAACTGAACGACCTCAAGAAATGGTTGGAGGGACGATGAAACTACGACCGATCAAATGGGTGCTGTCACCCACCGACGACCACATGCTCTCGATGGAATGCACTGACATCGAAATCGTCGATGAAGGCGGCGGTGAGTACGTCGAGGTCAGTCAATCCGCTGATGGCCATGGCAAGATCAGCATCAACCCCGAGGAGTGGCCGATGATGCGTAAGGCCATAGACGACGCGATAAAACAATGCAGGGACCTAAAGCCATGAGATCAGTTCAAGACATCATGCGAGAAGGGACCGGCATCAAAGTCCTAAGCCGTAAAGACGTTGGAGAGGCTGTGAGAGCAGCCAAAGCCAAAAAAACGGAGTTCACTAGCTTCTGGACTAGAAAGAGAGGCAAAGCAACCAAATGAGACAATCAACATACATACCACTTAGAGGACACATACCACAAGCAGTTGTATTTGAAGTACTAGAAGACATTAGCAAAAACAAAACATACAGACAGATCAAAGAAGATTACTCGGTCAGCTTAGGTTGGATACACAAAGTCAGACATAACAAGATTAGAAAATGAGCATACTTAGCAAAATCGGAATCACTAAAGAAGCAATCGCAAGACTGCTAGGAGTCCACAAGACGGTTGCAATTGAGGAACCGCAGTGGAAGCCGCTTAGCAAGAAGACCAAGCGCGGTCGTGGACGACCCAAAGGCCAGAAGATCCCGCAATGGGTCGTTGATGCGGTAAGGAACTCTCACAAGAGCTTTACCGCTAAGGAACTATCAACCAAGTACGGCGTCTCTGACTATTGGGTCTGGGCTATACGCAACAACAAGTTCAGAAAGTAACCAAATACAACGATAATCAACGCGAGTGTGTCTTGATTAAGTTCTAATTCCATGATTCTTCAACATTGTGAACATCACACAGCACCAACGTCGAATCATGGCGATTGGTTGCAGTCATGGGAACCGAGCCAATCAAGATGCACTCGCTGCGGTGCTTTTGTTTCGCGAGAGATTCAAGCCAGACGAAGTGATTCACCTCGGAGACGCATACGATCTTGCATCATTACGCAGTGGTTCACTCCGAGACCCTCAAGACTCGGACCAAGCCGATGATTACCTCGACGATATCCAAGAGGGAGCAAAGTTTCTGGATGAATTGAGGCCAACAGTCTTCACAATGGGAAACCATGATGAGCGAGCTAAGAAGTATCTCAATCATCATAACGCTGTTGTAAGAGGTTTTGCTGAAGCGGTGTGGGAGCGAATGCTAAAACCAATTGAGAAACACTGTCATACGTTTATCAAATACAACGATTGTCACGACAGATCGTTTTACAAGTTGGGCGGATTTCGGTGGGGACATGGAGTCTTATTCGGTGAGAACTTCTTGCGTGATTCCGCTGAGACATTTGGTAACTGCGTTGTGGCTCATGCTCACAGAGCAGGTCAAGCGACTGGTCGCAACCAGTCAAATCCGGTTGGCTTTTGTGTTGGAACGCTTGCAGACATTCCTGCAATGGATTACGCGAGCAAACGACGATCAACCCTAGCTTGGTCCCACGGGATTGTTTTTGGGGAATACACCGAAACAAGCGCACAACTCTACTTGCACCAATGGCCGCAAAACGAACAGAAATGGACTCTGCCGAGCTTTTAAGACAGCTTCGGCTTGCCATAGCCAATCAACCCGAACCAGTCCCAGAAGGGTTTAAGACCTCCGCACAATGGGCTGATGAGTGGAAGATTACCAATAACGCTGCGGGAATCGTACTCTGTAAATCAGTCAAAAACGGATTGATAGAGTCCAAAAAGTTTCGCGTAATGTCTGGATCTCGAGGTGTTTATCCCGTCGTGCATTACCGTCTGAAACAATGAAATACAGATCCAAGACAAATCAGAACCTCACCGTTGAGTACATCTCCGAAGCTCAACTGCGCATCGGTGAGACCAAGCGGCTGTGTGTCGTGTATGAGCGTGGAGGTTACTTCTACGTCCGACCGAAAGCCGAGTTCTACGACAAGTTTTCTCTGGACGAAGGTCCAAAGCCGAGTTAGGAATAAGCAGTCAGCGCAAGCCGTAGGAAGCAAGCGTTGACACACCATACCTGAAGCCATGTTCAACCAACTTTTCCCCACCCTTTCCGTGACACGTCCCGTCGCTTCAGCGGGAGTTCCTACCACGGTCTGGGTGGGGTTTCTGTTTGTTACATGAACGAAGACAAGAAAACCCGTAAGGCTCCAGCGTTTCAATTATACACCGATGACTTCCTAGCTGGGACCATCGAAATGTCCCAAGAAGAAGTTGGTCAATTCATCCGACTTCTTTGCCACCAATGGAACCGCGGTTCAATTCCGGTTGAAACCGAAAAGCAACAGCGGTTAGCTGGCGGTTGCGTATCGGTTGACGTGTTGGCTAAGTTTGATTACTGCGAAGATGGTTTGCTTAGAAACAAAAGGCTTGAGTCCGTTAGAACCGAAAAGGGCAAGTTTTTGCAGAGCCAATCGGCAAAAGGCAAGTTATCCGCGGAAAAACGCAGATTGGAGGCTCTGGAACGTCAAAGTCAATCCAACCAAAATTCAACCGCGGTTGCACCGGTGTTGCAACCGGATGATCAACCGGACACCCAACCGGAATCCAACTCTCCATCTCCTACTCCTAATAAGAAAGATACAGCGTCTCCGAAGTCGCCGTGGGATGTTGGCTTCGGTGTTGAGTTGCCAAACAGCTTTCAGACAGAGAACTGTCTTCAAGCCGTCAAACTCTGGCTTCAGTACAAATCGGAGCGTAAAGAGGGATACAAGAAGACTGGACTCACAGCATCACTCACTAAGTGGTCCAACGAGTTTTCCCCTGCCGAGTTCCCATCTGCTGTTGAGAACTCAATCGCTTCTGGTTGGAAAGGGATATTCCCAACCGGAAAGCAGCATCAACAACCTCAAGCCAAATCCGTCAACCTCAGCCTTAACATTGAGGACTACCAATGAACGATCCGTTTTACGCTGTAGACGACGAATTTGCCGTCATTGGTTGTTGCCTCAACGGTGGGGTTGATACCTGCTCCGATGCGTTCGCTGAGATCCAGACTTCAGCGTTTCAGACCGAGACTCTGGCGATGACTTTCGACGTATTGAAGTCACTGGTCGCTGAGTCCAAGCCGATTGCGCTTCCCGAAGTCATGCGGGAATGGAAGAAGGCATTCGCTTCAAATCCGGTCCCGTTTGAAGACTGGAACAAAGCGATGGAAGCATCCCCGTCACCGGCAAGCTATCCGATGTTTGCCAAAGGTGTTCTTGAAGCCGCTCACCGTCGCCAGCTACGAATCGCTGGAGACCGTCTATTGAGGGAGTCCGCTGTCTCCACCCTCAGCGTCGATCAAATCGTCTCTAATGCCGAACAGGGGCTTGCCATTGATGCCTCCAAAGAGACGCTTCAACCTGCAAAGTCTGTTGTTGGGCGATTCATCGACGCAACCCAAGAGAGATTTGAACGAAAGGGTCAACTCTCTGGCATCACTTCTGGCTTCTATCGGCTCGATGAAATGACCGACGGGTTCCAGCTTGGAGAATTGGCGATTTTGGCCGCTCGTCCATCCATCGGTAAGACCGCAATGGCGATTGCCTTTGCTCAAGCGGCTTCCGTCATTGGTAAGGTTCCCACGCTGTTCGTCTCGCTTGAGATGTCTGACGAATCAATCGTCCGTCGTATGGTCTCAACTATCGGGTCAGTCCCGATGGGTGACATACGCACCGGCAACATGACCGAAGGTGGGATGAAGTCCATGAGTCACGCTTGCTCTCGGATCGCATCCAGTCCGCTCCATTTTGTGTCTGGTTCATCTGTAAGCAACATCGCAGCAATCACTGCAACCATCCGTCGAGCGGTTCGCAAGTGGGGAGTTAAGCTCGTTATAATCGACTACCTGCAAAAGATCCACGGTTCCAAGTCTGCCGAGAAACGTACATATGAGATCGCGGAGGTCAGTGGACGACTCAAGAGCATTGCAACCGAATGTAAGGTTGCTGTGGTCTCACTGGCGCAACTCAACAGAGAGAACGAGAAAGAGAAGGGCAGATCACCCAAACTGACTGATCTCGCAGACTCCGGACAGATAGAGCGTGACGCTGACCTAGTGATGCTCCTTAACCGAGACCGCTCCCAGAAGTGCGGTGAAGCAATCATTGCCATCGCGAAGCAGCGTGACGGTGAATGTGGAGCCGTAAAGCTATGGTACGACGGTCAGTATTGCCGCTTTGGCGAGATTGCCCCCGATACTTAATCCCAACGATAGGTTGACTGCCATAAACTATTCCTGTAAACTCACCAACGAAAGCAAGAAACACCCACAAACACCATGCAAACCGGCAAGATTGACGTTACAAAGATCGACAAGACCTTTCTGTTCAAAGGCAAAGCTGGAACATATTTGGATATTGCACTCATCCCCAACAAGTCTGGCCGAGACCAATACGGTAACGATGGAATGATTGTGCAGTCTATTAGCAAAGCCGCACGACAAGAGGGTAAGAAGGGTCCGATTCTCGGTAATTACACTGATATGGAACGTAAGCCAGAACCTCAAGCTAAGCGTGTTACGGCTAACGATCCGCTTGGACCTGAAGATGACATTCCCTTTTGATACCATTAACACCCATGACTAACACAGAAAGCTTCTGGGAAGACCCAGATACAGACACTCCACGTTGTGACTTAGAGCAGAAGCGTATTGAAGGACAGTTCCCACCGCATCTAACAACACTCGCAATGTCATTCGCTCGACGCCTAGAGCGTGAGCTTAACGAACAGCGACGACGCATCTATGATCTAGAGGAAGAGCTAGAGCGTTTGACTCTAGAGTAATATGCATCACAAGCGCTATCTCCATAAGAAGATGGATGTTGATGGTATCAAGAAGGAGGACACGTTAGACATACAAGCGCGTATAACTCTGCTCAATCAAGCTCCAGCCATTGTATCCACCGCAATCAAAGCTGGCTGGATCTCATATCCTGCCAACGCATACGTTGATCCTGAAGAACAAGACCTGACCGAGTGGCTTAAGAAGTACGACTGCGAGAAGGCGTACAACCTAAGACAGAAGGGCATGACCTACCGTGAGATCGGCAAGCTGTTGTGCGTGGGTATTGGCAGGGTTACTGAGATACTAAGACGCGGCGAAGAAATAGCGGTGCAACGCAAGCTTGATGAGATAGGTGTTAAGCCTATTGATCTGCCAAAGAAATCCACAGTGGAGAAACATACGACACTAACTAAGCAACGTAAGAACACTAAGCGATAACGTATGACACAGCGTATAGCACTACCTAATATTGCGTCTATCAGATGTGGTGTAACGACCTGTATCATTAACCTAGAAGGCTCCCGCTATCTATAGATACGCTGGTGATCGCGCGGG